CCGGCGTCGGCGGCTCGAGCAGCGCGGGCGCCCTGACCGTGATCTCCGACAGCGGCGACCTCGGCACTGCCGGATTCGACATCGTGCTCCAGACCGGCACGACCGAGCGGGCCCGGGTGTACCGGAGCACCGGCGACGTCCGGTTCGACACGAACACGCTGTGCGTCGACGCCGGCAACAACCGCGTCGGCGTCGGCACGGCCAGCCCGGCCACGGCGCTCGACGTCAACGGCACGACGACCACGACCGACCTGAACGTGACCGGCACCCTGACGGCGCCCAACTTCTCGCCGTCGACCTTCACGGCCACCACGATCAACGCCACGACCGTGTCGGCGTCGAACGTGACCAGCTCCGGCACCGTGACCGCGGCCGCGCTGACGGCATCCGGCATCGCCAACTTCGACGGCGGCGTCCTGTACGTCAACCCGTCCACCAACCGGGTCGGGGTCAACACGACCGCGCCGGGGCAGGACCTCGACGTCCGCGGGTCCGCCCTGGTGACGGACGGCACCTCCGGCGTCCTGCTCGCCAACGGCGGCGGCCTGGCGTACGCAGGAACGACGGGCGCGCATCCCTTGGTCGTGCGCACGAACGGCACCGAGCGGTTCCGGGTGCCGGCGGCGGCATCCGGGATCCAGTTCCCGTCGAGCCCGACGCTGTCGACCGACGCAAACACGCTCGACGCCTACGCCGAGGGGACGCACACGATCCTCAACGCGCACTTCGGCGGAGGCACCACGGCCGGGACATACGTGCTGTCGACGGTCGCCCCGTTCTCGACGATCGTGTTCACGCGCATCGGAAACCGCGTGATGTTCGACCTCCAGCTCGCGATCGCGTCGGTATCGGCGGCGGGAACCGGCCAGGCCAGGATCACCAACCTCCCGTTCACCGCGGCGCAGGAAGGTTGGACAAGCTGCTACTGGGCGTCGCTCGGTGGATCAGTCACGGCCACCAACGTACGCGCCATGTGGCAGGGAACCACCATGTTCTTCTATTACAGCGTTGCTGCGGCGGCATCGCACGCGAGTCTTCCCCCAACCGCCTTCGTCGCCAACACCCAGCTTCGCGCCTCCGGCGTGGTGAGGATCTGATGCAGAAGCTCGAAGCCGTCAACAACGTCCTGCGCCGGGTCGGGCTCCCGCCGGTGCCGTCGCTCGACACCAACGGGATCTCCGCAGCCGCGCACGCGGAGCGGTTCATCGACGCCGCGAGCCGGTCGTGCCAAAGCCGTGGATGGCACTTCAACACGCGGCGGAACGTCCTGCTGTCCAGGGACCCGGACACCAACAAGATCGCCGTGCCTTCAAACGTGTTCCACATCGACACCGACGGCGAGTCGCGCCACCTCGACGTCACCGTGGTCGGAGGGATGCTCTTCGACCTCGAGAACAACGTCGACACGTGGGCGCAGGACCTGTACGTCACGTACATCGCGAACATGGACTTCGCGGACCTGCCCGAGGCGTTCGCCGACTACCTCGTGACCGAGTCCGCGTACCAGTTCAACAGGTACCACAAGAAGGACCAGGCGCTCGACCAGATGCTCGCGCAGGAGATGAACCTGCGCTGGGTGAGGCTTCGCCAGGCCGACACCGGCCTCGCCGACGTCAACCTGCTCGAGACCGGAGAGATGGCCCAGTTCAGGGGACGACCGCGAATGCGGGATAGGAGCGTGTTCTGATGCCAAGCAACGGGATGACCAAGCTCGACGCCGTCAACATGGTGCTTTCGGGCATCAACGAGTACCGGGTGACGGCCCTCGACACGAACGGGACCTCCATCCAGGCGGACGCCGAGCGGTACCTCGACGACTCCACCAGGTACTTCTGCGCGATGGGATGGCCGTGCAACACGAGGCGGTCGGTCGGCTACACGCCGGCGGCGGTCACGTTCGAGATCGACCTGCCGGCCGGGCCGAGCCCGGTGCCCGTGCTGCGCATCCGCGCCGCCGGACCGGACCAGCACCGGAACCTCGTGATCCGTGGCGGGAAGGTCTACGACTCGGACAAGGGCACCGTGTCGATGGGGTCGACCGAGAAGGTCTACCTCGACGTCGCGGAGCTCCTGGCGTTCGACGATCTTGACCCGATGCTCAAGGAGCTCGTCTCAAAGCACGCGCAGCAGCAGTTCTCGCGGCGGTTCTCCTCGAGCCAGCTCGCCGACGCATTCATCTCGCAGGAGCTCGGCATCGTCGACTCGATCAACCCGCGCGAAGGCACGTTCGTCGCGCGGCCGCTGTTCGTCCAGGAAAGCCGCCAGCCCCAGCAGGGATAAATGGGCACCAAGCCGTACTCCCAGAGGATCCCGAGCCTGCACAACGGGATCTCGACGCAGAGCCCAAGCAGCAGGTTCCCCAGCCAGGTGGCGGACGCCGAGAACGCGCTGTTCAACGTCGTCAACGGCGTGTCGACCCGAGCCGGCACCCGTCACTTCGTGACGCTGGACCAGATCGGCAACGGGCTTGCGGCCACCGGCTCGGACTTCCGGATGCACCGGATCGTCCGCGACTCGAGCGAGCGGTATGCCGTCATCTACGGCCGGGACAGCGCCGGCGACATGGACATCCAGGTCGCGGACCTCACCAACCCGCGCAACCGGATCCAGTACTTCACGCTCGGCTCGCCGACCGCCGGCACGTTCGACCTCGACTTCGGCGGCGACACGGCGTCGGGCATCGCATACAACGCCTCGGCGGCCACCGTCCAGGCGGCGCTCGAGGCGCTGACGTCCATCGGCACCGGCAACGTGACCGTGACGACGAGCGGCGGGTGGTTCATCGTGTCGATCGCCGATACGGTCCCGTACGACGGGCTGATCTTCCTGAGCGGCACCCTCACCGGCGGGTCGCTCGACGGCTGCTACGGGACCATGTGCAAGGTGACCGGGATCACGGGCGCCGTCGAGACCTACCTCGAGAGCGGCTCGTCGACCGCGTCCGACCTGCGGATGCTGACGATCGTCGACACGACCATCATCGGGAACATCAAGGTCGCGACGGGCACCACAAGCTCCAACCAGGCGCTCGATGCCGCCAAGATGCCGGTGAAGATGGAGCGAACGTCGCTCGTCCCGCCGACCTTCGCGCTCTCGCAGATCACGTGGAACACCGGCAGCGCGACCAAGACCGCGCCCGTGCCGATGCGCATGGGGACGTCCGGCGAGAAGAGGATCTCTGACATCTCATACCACCGCGGCCGGCTCTGCTTCGCGATGGACGAGTGGCTGGTCACGAGCCAGCCGGACTCGCTCTACAACTTCTTCCCGTTCACGAGCGACACCAGCTACAACGACGCAGACCCGATCGTCGCGCAGCTCGGAAGCTCGAGCGTGTCGGTGATCGACTGGCTCGTCCCGTTCCGGAAGTCGCTGCTGGTGCTCACCAAGAACGGCGCGCAGTTCGAGATCGGCGGCGGCGAGACGTTCACTCCGAAGTCCGCGACGCTCACGCCGAGCACGACCTACGCGACGCAGGCGGTCCGACCAGCGCCCATCTCGAGCTTCATCTACTTCGCGGGCGTGCGCGAGAACACCTCGGTGATCTACGAGTACGCCTACGACGACATCCAGGTGTCGTACCGGGCCTCGGCCGTCACGCAGCACGTTGACGGCCTGCTGCCGCCGACGATTCGCAGCATCGCGGCAAGCGACAACAACGACACGCTGATCGTCGTCCCGGGCAACGTCGCGCCGGACCAGGGCGGCCCGGTCCTGTCGAACGGCCTCGGCGGCGGCCTCTGGTCCAGCACCAGCACGTGGGCCGGCGGGTCGGTCCCGAACCAGAACCACGTGGTCCAGATCGCCGCAGGAGACATCGTCACGCTCGACACGTACAAGACGTCGTCGGCGTCGCTCTACTTCTACCGGACGCTGCGCGTCGCGGACAAGCTCGTCCAGAGCGCGTGGACCAAGTACACGTTCGGGATCGACCGGATGCTTGACGTCATCATCGTCGAGGACACCGCCTACGTCCTGCGCAACGCCTACCTGAGCGACAAGGGGAGCGGAACGTCGAACGCGCTGTACCGCCTCGTCCTGGACTCGATGCCGATTGCGGCCGACCCGGCGCCGCCGGCGACGTTCGAGGAGCAGCCGCGCCTCGACCGACGACGGGTGGTGAGGAACGGGATTTTCGCCGGCGGCACGACCACCTGGCGCTTGGACATCGTGGACAAGGAGATCGACACGGCGGTCATAGTCATCGACGGAGAGTGGCGCGAGTACCCGGTCACGGTCACGCCGGTGGTCGGATCGACCGACTGCGAGTACTCGATCGATTCGGGGAAGGACTTGTCCATGTTCACGACCGTGCTCGGACGCTCGATCCCGTTCTCGGTGACCACGACCCGCCTGTTCCGCACCGACGAGCAGGGCAACGCCGTCGTGGAAGGCGAGCTGTTCGTGAACAAGGTCGTGTCCGACCACTCGAAGTCCGGCCCGTACCGGCTCGTCGTCCGGGCGGAAGGCCGCGTCGACCGGAAGTTCGCCTTCAGCCCGTCGCCCGGCAACTTCTCCAGCTACGGACGGCTGTCGGCATGGACGCCGGGCAGGGCGCAGGACATGACGCTGACGATCGAGAACGTCGACTCGCGCCCGGCGACGATCACCGGCATCGAGTTCTACGGAACCCACAACACCGCAACGGAAGGCTGATTCGATGATCCCACTTCTCGCCGGCGGCGCCGCGATGGGCCTGTTCCAGGGGTTCCTGGGCAGCATGGCCCAGGCACGCCGCAACGAGGCGCTGGCCGCGTCCATGCGCCAGCTCCAGGTGCAGCAGGGCGACATGGCCGTCGCCTTCGACACCCAGCGCCAGATGCTCGGCGAGGCGCAGCAGTTCGGCACCGAGGGGCTCATGCAGAACATCGCCGTGCAGCGCATGGGCCTGCGCCGCCAGTACGAGCAGGCGGCAGGCAGCGCCCGCGCCGCCGCGGTCGAGAGCGGATTCGCCGTCAGCGGATCGAAGCGCGACATCCTCCGTTCGATCGACATGGACGCCGTGATCAACCGGCGGATCCTCGAGTCGAACATCAACCGCGCCGTCCAGCAGGACGCGATGGAGTTCCGCAGCCAGCTGTTCGGCCTCAGCCAGCAGCGGCGCGCCCAGGGCTACGCCTACCAGAACCAGATAAACACGCTCCGCAACGAGCAGGGCAGCACCTTCCTCACCGGGCTGACGCAGGGCATCTCCGGCTTCGGCACCGGCATCTCGATCGCGAGCGCCTTCCAGCCGCGGACCCTCACCACCGTCGTGCAGGGAGGAGCGGGATGAGCCAGTTCCCGGCACAGATCGCATTCACCCAGGGTGCCCAAGGCGCACGGCGGAACGCGCCGGTCGACATCCCGGTGGGCACGGGCATCCCGGCCATCCAGCCGGCCAACGTGCAGGCGCCCGGCATCCCGAACGTCGCGATCCTGCCGACGCCCGTGCCGGACTTCTCCGCCGCGCGCGACCTCGAGCAGGCGCTGCGGGCGACCAACGCGCTCGGCCGGACGCTGGTCGACGTCGGCAACGCCGTCAACATCCAGCGCCAGATCGACGAGCGGCAGTCCGTCTACCAGGCCCGCCTGGCGGCCGACAAGGCGCAGAGCCGGATCCTCCTCGACTTCCAGGAAGGCAAGCTCAACCCGACGATCGACGCGACCGACGACATGGAAGCGTTCGTCTCGCAACACTCGGAGACGTTCGTCGACCCGGCGCGGCAGCAGCCGAGACAGCCCGGCGAGCCGATGACGATGTCCGAGGCCGAGTACGCGCAGCGCGTGTCTTCGCTGGCACGGCAGGTCTACGTGAAACGGCGTGGCGAGACGCAGAAGCTGGCGTTCCAAGACGACGTCCGCGGCGTGCACGCGGAGCTCGTCGACCCGACCACCATCGGCCCGCCAAGGGACGCGGACACCCTCTGGAACGAGTTCAGCACCCGCTATCCGTGGCTCGACCGTGCCACGTTCATGGAAGCGACCTACGGCAAGGCCGGCGAGGCGCTTGCGAAGGCGGGCGACGCCGACGGCTTCTCGATGGTCGAGTCGCTCGTCACCGACCCGCAGGAGCGGACGATCTACGTCGACCCGCTGCGCGAGACGCTGCGCTCGTCGATGCGATCCCGGATCGCCGCGCAGATCCAGGGAGCAGACGTCGCCCTGAAGGAGGCGGCCGAGAGCCGTGCTCCGTTCGTGTCGCGCTACTCGCAGCTGCGAGACCGGCTCGAGACGATGGTCGAGGACCCGGCGATGCGCGAAGGCACGATGATCGACTTCTTCGCGGGCGAGGTCGGGCGAAGCGCGAGCCTCGAGGACATGAACGCCGCCGATGCGATGGCGACCATGACGCTGACGCCGGAAGGGCTCCAGGACTACCAGCGGCGCAAGGGGGCGCTGATGGCCCCAGTGCTGACGAAGCAGCTGAAGGCGCTGGCGACGATGGGAGACCCGTCATATCCGCAGGCAGTCATTGATGCCGGCAATGCAATCGACCCGGACGACCTCGCGACCGCGCATCAGACATTCGTCCGGAACGTGCAGGCAAACAGGAAGTCGATGCTGGTCACCGAGTACATGAAGACGCGGGACGCCGGCCCTCTCGTCCAGATGCTGGATGAGTCGCTGTCGCGGTGGGATCCTTCAAAGCCGGCGTGGCAGCAGGTCATCAGCGAAGGAGAATCCGGCATCAAGGGTGCCATCGACGGTGAGGAATACCTCGACCTCATGGACGCGATGGACAAGGTGGACGCAGACCGCAGGTCGCAGGACATGGTGTCCGACGTCATCGAGCGCCGCGTGATCCTCCAGCCAGGGGACCCGAAGTGGGCCGACGTCATGTCGCGCACGGGCGCCGTCCAGAACGGGAAGATCGTCGACCCGGCGGCGGCCGCATCGGTGGTCGCGGCGACGAAGACGGTCCCGTCCGCGATGCTTGACGCGCTGTACGCGGACCTGCGCGGAACCGAGCAGGACAAGGCGAGGGCAATTGAGCTGCTGGCCGGGCTTGCCCCGATGCTGGCCGACCCGGCCGCCGCGTCGCAGATCAACGGCATGAACCTCCGGGAGTCTGACGCCGGCACGAACGCCGCGACCATCCAGGCGATCAACTCGGTGCTTCCGATGCTCGCGACGATGGAACGAGGTCAGGACGGTCGCCTGGCGAGGCAGGACGCGCAGGCGGCGACCCAGGCGTTTCAGGCATCGCTCGAACGGTGGCAGGACGCGCAGGCTCCGGCGTTCGACGCCAAGAGGTTCGAGGACCTGCTGCGCGCATCAAAGATCGACAAGGTGCTCGGCATCACCACGGTCGACGGGCAGACCAACACCGTCACGATCAACTCGTTCCGCAACGCGCTCAAGACCTCGGCGGCCGACCGGCTGGCGCGCGAGGGGCTTTCGGCCGAGGCCGCGGTCGAGCTCGCGGACGTCGTCTCGGCGGACGTCCTGCGGCAGTCGATGCCCGCCATCGGGAACTCCGGGATGTCAAAGGAAGTCATCGAGCAGCGTGTCAAGGACGCGATCGCGGTGACCACGGCGACGTACCACCTGCCGAAGATGGGCGGGCGCGGATTCCCCAACCCGACGTCGCGAGAGATCGCGCCGAACGCCGAATGGGACGAGGCAGCGGTGACGACGCGGCTCGGCGAGCTCGGCATCAAGCCGGAGAACGTCACGCACGTGCAGCCGGCGATCGGCGAAGGCAACAGCTGGTGGATCCTCGTGCAGGACGGCCAGGGGCGCGGCCGGCGCAACGCGCCTTCGTCGCGCTTCGTGCAGATCGACTTCGACGTCAGCCGAGAGGCCGAGCCGGTCTCGATCGAGCAGCGCATCCAGCGTGCGCGCGAGCGTCGGGGCGCGGCGGAGTCCAAGCCATCAAGCTGGGTCGACGCGATCGGGGTGAACATTGGACGTTGAGGGCCAAGAATGACCCAGTTCCAGGATCCGTTCCGGTCGCTCACGCAGATCCGCGAAGAGACGAACCGGAGACTCTCAGGCAACGCCGTGCAGTCCGTCGCGGCCGAAGCGGCGGACGGCCCTGACTTCGGCGACGCGGTCGGCGCGAGCTACCGCATCTCGCCGACCCAGCGCATCATCCGGCGCACCGGCCTGCTCGACAGCCTCGGCGACGGCCTCGCCACGATGCTGCCCGCGTGGGCCGGCGGCGTCACGATGGACGAGTTCGACTCCGTCGGACCGGCCGGGCCGGAGGAGCCGTTCCTCTTCGAGGACTACGTCAAGCGGCTCCAGCCGCGGACGCAGGAAGTCGCCGTCCGGATGTTCGAGGCAGGCGACATCGACGACTCGATGACGCGACGCCAGGTGGACGCGATGGTCAGCGACGCCGTCTCCGTCCAGGACGACCTCGATTCGCTCGCCGCGTACAACGAGAACGAGGGGTTCCTCAAGACGATGGGCGCCGCGGTGGTCGGCGGCACCGGCGACCCGGTCTACATGATCCCGATCGGCGGCCAGGCCGCACGCGGCGCCGTGCTCCTCCGGTCGACGCCCGGGATGCTCCTGCGCGTCGGCGGGCAGTCGGCGGCGACGGCCGGCGCCGTCAACCTCGTGTCGAAGAAGGTGATCGACGCGACGAGCTACGACCTGACCAACGACCCGGGCATGGGCGACGAGGTCGTCGCCGTGGCGCTCGGCGGCGGGATGGGATTCGTCCTCCCCGCCGCGTCCTACGCGACGAAGACCGCCCTGGCATCGACGATCAACGGGCTGAGCCTCAAGGGCGCGAGGCTGCCGTTCGGCCTGCCGGCGTGGGCGCAGCGATGGGACTCGCAGGAGCGCCTGCGCGCAGCGTTCCGGCAGATGAACATCGACGAGACGCCGAAGGTCAAGCAGGCTGCGTCCGGCGAAGGCGCCGACGCCGCGCTGCGCGAGGTCGGTGGCACCGTCCGGTTCGACGACGAGCGCGGCCGCAGCGTCGCCATCCTGAAGCAGCTGATCGCCGACGCGAAGGCCGGGACGTTCCATCCGGACCTGTCCATCGCGCCGCTCCTCTCGGGCGACGACGCCGAGATCGCCGCGCTCGTCAAGAAGCTCCAGAACGCCTACAAGCGTCAGCGGGCGAGCGTGCGCGCGCTTAACGACAGCGCGATGGCCGCAGGGGCAGCCCCGGTCGCCGATCCGGAAGCATTCAGGATCGCGATCCAGAGCCACCCGGCGCAGGTGAACTACGACGACCTCCGGATCGTCCGAGCCTTCTTCGACAACGACCCAGAGATGCAGTCCTCGCCGAGCAGGAACCCGATCCTGTCGCTCTTCCTCGGCGCCGGCGACAGGCTTCCGACCGGGACGAGCCCGGGCGTGCGCATGAGCCGATGGGGCAACCTGATGTACGACATCACGCGCGCCCTGTCCGGGTCGTTCACCGACATGACGCCGGGGCAGCTCAAGCTGCTCGGCGGGCCGCGCGCGAGCGCCGAGGCGTCGAAGGACGCGCTCGACCTGGCGCTCCGCAAGACGTCCCGGCGGATGCACGCCATCCTCCAGAAGCACGGCCTGCTCGGCAAGGTGCGCGCACGCCTGCCGGAAGGCAACGGCGTCCTGCGCGAGGCCGTCGACATCCTGTTCGACGCGCAGAACGCATCCATGCAGATGGGCGGCACCGTCGGCCCGCGCAGCCGCGCGGCGATGGAGATCGCCGCCACCATGCGCAGCTACTTCCGCATGATCGGGAAGGAGCTCGTCGACGTCGGGCTCTTCGACAACAACCCGTTCGGCATGAGGCACTACGTCCCCCTGGCGATCGACGAGCAGGCGGCACGAGCCGACAAGGCCGGGTTCATCAAGGCGATGGTCGCGCAGTTCCGCTTCCTCGACCAGGCCGAGCGGCCGGACCAGGTGCGCACCGACGCATTGGCGCGCGCCTTCGACCGCACCACCGACAAGGCCGTGCGGCGGCAGATCGTGGAGTCGGCGCGGACCCACCTCGGCGACCCGACGTTCAGCCCGAAGAACGGTGCGGAGCTGCGCGAGCGGCTCGACGACGCGAGCGTCAGCGTCCTGCCATCGGAATCGGCGCTCATGCCGAAGGCGCGCACCGCATACCGGGACTCCCTCGAGGCGATCTACTCGGAGGGCGCCGACGCCATGCACCGGCGCGTCACCGACCCGTTCGCCGAGACCAAGACGTTCGAGTCGATCGGGTCGGCCGGCAAGCCGGACTCGTTCCGGGAACGCACGTTCACCGCCGTGTCGCCCGAGCTGCGTGACTTCCTCGTCCGCGATCCGGTGACCCTGCTCAACCGCTACGCCGCGCAGGTGCACGGGCAGATCGGGATCGCACGCGCCATCCGGGACCATCCGGAGATCTTCGGCAAGCTCCAGGTCCGCGACGGGCGCGGGATGCGCGGCGTGCACACCGTCGACGACCTGCTCGAGTGGCTCGGCGCCGCCGACAAGGCGTTCGAGCGCCGGTTCAGCGGCCCGGCACGGCAGGAGTTCTCCGCCGAGCGCAAGGCGATCGGCAGGCTGCTCCTCGACCAGCGCGCCATGATCAAGCGGCTCGTCGGGCAGACGCTCTACGAGGGCGGCGCGCGTCCGAGCGAAGGCTCGATGTTCCTCACCCGCAACGTGTCGCGCGCGTCGATGCTCGTCAACGGCGGCATGATGGGCGTCTCGAACATCCTCGACATCTACGGGAAGGTCGCGTGGACCGTCATGCACCCGATGCGCGGCACGCAGGTCCTGTTCGAGACGTTCGCGCCGTCCGCCGGAAAGCTCAGGCGGCGCGACATCGAGTTCCTGAACATGATGAGCCAGCTGTCCGCGCTGCCGCGAGAAGCCAGCGACTACGTGATGAGCCAGCGCGGGTTCGGGAGCGGCGCCATGCGCCAGGCGACCGGGCGCGCCGACGACGTCATGGACAGCGCGACCCGCGGGTTCGCGCGCGCCATCAGCCTTGACTTCGTGAACACGATGAACGGCAGGTGGGGCGCGGCGATCGCCACCGACGAGATGGTGACGCTGTCGAAGCGCCTCCTGCTCGCGATCGACTCCGGCGCGGCCGACCCGATCAAGGCGTCGAAGCTCTCGGAGACCGAGGTGGCGACGCTTGCGCGCCTGGGCATCCGGCCGTCCAACGTGCGCGAGGTGCTCGGCCAGGTGCACGCGCACGGCGCGCACTGGGACAACACCCCGGCCAGCGCGATCGGCTTCGACGAGTTCCTGCGCTCGGACCGGCCCGTGAACCCGCTGTTCGACCGCTGGGACAAGGCGCTGAACATGAGGCGCACGTTCATGGACACGATCCCGCAGGAGTCGCGGCGGATCTGGAACGTGACGCCCGGCGTCGCGGACCGGCCGCTCGTCGAGGAGACGAGCCAGGTCCTGCGCCTGGTGAACCAGTTCTCGTCCTACGCGCGCGCCTACAGCCTCCAGCGCGGGCGCCGGCTCGCGCAGATGCCCATCAACGAGCAGACGGCGATCCTCGGGACGCAGGTCATGCTCGGGTGGATCATGTACGCGACGAAGAACGACCTGTCCGGCCGGCGGCCGTTCGAGGAGAGCGTCGCGGAGCTCGTCGAGAACCCGAAGGCGGCCGCATGGGGTGCCGCGCAGGAGAGCATGGTGCTCGGGAGCATCATGCGCGCCGGCGGATACCTCGACTCGTGGGGCGCCGGCCCGTCGAGGCTCACGGGCCAGACGGTCGCCGGCGGCACGTTCGGCGCCGTCGCCAGGCAGCGCGCCGACCGCGGCGTCGACACCAGCGAAGCGGTGGTCTCCATGTTCGGCGCCGGCCCGCAGCTCGGGATCAAGGCGATCGACGCAATGTGGAGCCTGCCCGAAAGCCCGAGGCAGGACTACATCGAGAAGCAGATCACGCCGCTCCAGAACTTCGTCTGGGCGCGCGTCGCCAACCGGCTCGGCATCAGCGAGAAGGTGTACGAGAACATCGGGTACGTCCCCGGCATCGTGCCGAGCGACGTCATGCGTCCGCAACGACCGACCTTGAGGGCAAGATGACCAACGAAGAGAAGTGCGAGGAGATCCACAGGCTCCTGTCGTCGACCATGCTGGACATCCTCCGCAACGGCCGGCAGGTCGTGACGCAGGACGGCACGGTGCAGCGCGTCACCCCGACGTCGTCGGACCTCAACGCCATCCGCGGCTTCCTCAAGGACCACGGCATCAACGCCGTGCGCACCCGCGACAACCCGCTCAACGACCTCGTCGCCGAGATGACCAAGCGAGCCGGCAGGATCACCGCAGCCGACCTGGCGGGGGGCGAAGATGGCGAAGGCCAGGACTGAGCGCCCGCGCTTCACCGTCGCCCACCACGGCAGGAACGTGCACGTGGTCGACTGCGACCAGGCAGGCGGACGCGGCGAGTGGGAGCAATACCTGCTGCTCCGTTCCGACGCACATTCGGACAACTCGAAGTGCGACCGCAAGGCCGAGGAGCGCCACCTGCGCGAGGCCCGCGAGCGCGGCGCGATCATCGTCGATCTGGGCGACTGCCTCGATTTGATGTGCGGTTTTTCGGACAGGCGTGCGTCCAAGTCGATGCTGCGCAGCTCGCAGCTCGCCGCCGCGTACTTCGACCGCGTGATCGAGGAGGCCGCGGAGCGGTACGCGCCCTACAGCCCGTGGTGGGCCGTCCTGGGCCAAGGGAACCACGAGACCGCGTGGCTCAAGCACCACGAGACCTGCCCGACCACCAACCTCGTGCGCGCCGTCAAGGGGCTCAACAAGGATTCGCAGATGGGCGCCGGCGGCTACGGCGGCTGGCTCAAGGTGCGCGCGCACCTGAACAACACCGTGCTCACCTGGACGCTGCGCTACCACCACGGCTCGGGCGGCGGCGCGCAGATGTCGATGGGCGTGCTCGACTCGCGCCGGATGTTCAGCTGGGTCGAAGGGGCGGACATGATCGCCGTCGGGCACAACCACCACTCCAACGTGGTCGGCATCGCGCGCGAGTACCTCGAGACGCGAAACGGCGTGTACGAGGTGCGGCACCGCCACTGCGACTTCGTGCGCTGCGGCACGTACAAGCAGGATTGGGGAGACGGAAGCGGCGGATGGATCGTCGAGAAGGGCCCCGGCCCGACTCCGATCCGCGCCAAGTGGGTCAGGCTGCACCTGCGGTGGGAAACGGAACCCGCCAGGCAGGGCGGCAAGTCGCGGGGAGTGCCCCGCATCGCATGGGACGTCTCGGACGCCCAGTAGGAGGAAACGATGGCGAAGAAGCGTGACTACGCGAAGGAGTACCGCGAGTACCAGGGGACGCCGGAGCAGCTGCGCCGGCAGAGCGAGCGCCACAAGGCGCGCAGGAAGATGGGCCTGAAGACCGGCGACCCGCGCGAGGTCGACCACAAGGTTCCGCTCTCGAAAGGGGGGTCCAACGCGCGCAGCAACCTGCGCGTCGTGAGCAGGACGGAGAACCGGCGCAAGGGCGCACGGCGATCCTGATGCACGAGGAGACGCGGGCGTACGTCGAGCGGCTGTACGCCGACTTCGACTTCTTCCTCGAGGAGCTGTGGCGCGAGATCGGGATGAAGGGCATCCCCGCCCACCACCGCGAGATCGCGAGGTGGCTCCAGGAGGACCGGCGGCGCAAAGGGGTGCTCGCCTGGCGCGGCGCCGCGAAGACATGGGTAACCATCGGCTACTGCTGCTGGCGGCTCTTCCGCAATCCCGCCAAGGAGCGGATCACCTACGTGTCGAAGTCCGAGCGCGCCGCCAAGGACTCGCTCTACCTCGCGCGCAAGTGGATCGGGCAGGCCAGGTTCCTCCAGCACCTCGCACCGGACCGCGACCTCGGCAACCGCGACTCCGCCCTCATGTTCGACGTCGCCGGCGCCGAGGCCGACCGCACCGCCAGCTTCGCCGCCTACGGCATCACCGGGCAGATCACCGGCATCCGGTCGACCTGCATCGTCGGCGACGACGTCGAGACCAGCGAGAACACCCTCACCCTCGACCTGCGCCGCAGGATCAGGGACCAGGTGTCCGAGTTCGAGAACATCATCGTCCCCGGCGGCGACATCATCTACCTCGGCACGCCCCACCACGAGGAGACCCTCTACGACTACCTGATCAAGGGCGGCTACCAGTTCCGCGGCTGGCCCGTCATGCACCCCGGCGACGACGGGTGCGGCTGCCCCTTGGGCCCCATGTTCGAGGGGATGGAGGCCGGCGACCTCGCCTGGCCCGACCGCTTCGGCCGCGAGGAGCTCGCCGCGCGCGAGGCCGCCGAAGGGCGCTCGAAGTTCAGGATGCAGTACCTCCTCCAGTGGCGACTGGGGGACTCAAACCTCACCCCCCTGCGCCTTGCCGACGCCGTCGTCTTCGCGATGGACCGGGACCGCGCCCCCATGAGCATCGCCTGGGGCGTGACCAACTCCGCCGGCCAGACCACCCGCGTCGAGGGGATCCCGAGCCTCGGCTTCGGCACCGACGGCTGGCACCACCCGATCTTCTTCGACGACCAGTGGGCCCCGTACACCGGGTGCAAGATGTGGATCGACCCGTCCGGCCGGGGCGAGGACGAGACGGCCTACGCCATCGTCGCCCACCTCAACGGTTACCTCTTCGTGAAGGCCGCCGGCGGCCTCTCGGGCGGCTACGGGCCAGAAGCCCTGCAGGAGCTCGCAGAGGCCGCCAGGATGCACCGTGTGACCGAGGTCTACGTCGAGGACAACTTCGGGCAGGGGATGATGGCCCAGCTCCTGGAGCCAATCCTGGCGCGTTCCTTCGCCCAGCCCGGCGACAGCCCTGACCTCCCCGAAGGCTGGTCCTGCGGCATCCAAACCGTGCGCGTGACCACACAGAAGGAAACGCGCATCATCGACGCGCTCGAGCCCATCCTCAACCAGCACCGGCTGGTCGTCCACCCAGACGTCGCCGCCGACGAGGAGCTCCAGCACCAGTGGACCCGCGTCACCCGACAGCGCGGCTGCCTCGACCACGACGACCGCATCGAGGCCCTCGCCATGTGCGTGCGCCAATGGCGCGACGAGATGGCCCAGGACCCCGGCCGCGCCGCCGAACGCACCCGCCAGCGCCTCATCGACGAGGAACTCAGGAAGCTCCGCGGCGAGATGGACCGCGGCACCTCATGGATCCGGCGGAAGTGAAGTTCCACTTATGCGAACCCCGAAACACGTACGCCCGGTCGACATGACCGGATAAGCGGTACGAACCCACCACACTTGTGAACAAGTGTCACCTTTGGCATCCAACGACCGACGTTTCGTCACACGCCAAGTAGTCGATAATCGGAGTCCAATGGACTCCGTTTATTGGTCACTTTGGGCCCATTAAGTAAATTAACCCTATGTGGGGTGGGGGAAGAAGATAAGTAAACAAGGGAAGAAGAGAAACGGGAAACGAGAATCGAGAAATGAGGGGGACCGGGCGACTCGCGACTCGGGGAACAAGCGACTCGCCGACTCGTCGACTCGCCCACAGGGGAACCCCGCCTCACGGAACGACCGACGGCGGAACTCAGCCCCATCAATCATTCGCGAAAAAATGGATCGGAGGGAATCGTGACCGGCGACCGAATCCTCCGAATCCGCGGACAGCGATGGCGACTCCGGTTCGTCCCCAACCTGGGGAACGCAGAAGGCGTCTGCGACAAGGAACAACGGACCATCCGCATCGCACTCGGTTACCCCGAGGATCAGACCCTCGACTCGATCGTCCACGAAGTGCTCCACGCAGCACTCTGGGACCTCGACGAGGAAGCCGTCCACGAGACGGCCAACGCCATATCCAGCGCACTGTGGAAGCTCCAGTACCGCAGAAGCCGCTGACCTTTACAACCGAAGACCATCCAGGGCGGAAATTTGTGAGAGGTAGGTGAACCTGAACCCGGGCGGCGGACCCCCCGGGCCCGGGGTCGCGCGCGCGCCCCCGCACGCACGCGCTCGCGCGCCCGGGCACGCGCCCGCCGGCGCGCGCGGGAGAGGGAGTGAGCCCGAGCCCGTCCGCCGGCCGGCCGACCGCCACAAGCCGGCGCCGATGCCGCGCCGGGCGGCGCCACTGGGGGAAACGTGGGTCCCGATCGGACTCAAACCGTCGCGCCGCTCGCGCACGCCGGGCGCCAGTGCGGGCACGCCGGGCGCCGGGGCGCGCCGCGCACGCACGCGCCGTCCGCATGGACGTTCCGCCTCGGCTCCGATCC